ATGCCTCAAGTCAACATTCACGAATCCCAAAGACAAGAACGCCCCGTGCTTGCGACACAGGGCGATTCTCGCGGCTTGCCTTTCAGGACTTGGTTTGATCGGATCATAGCCCATTCCCCGGCCCAGATCAACAAGGGGGGTGCAGGAATATGAGCCCCCAACCCCAGCACGCCTACGACACGGCCGACCGCGACGTAGCCGACATCAAGGCCGCCATCGACTACGCTGGATTCTATTCTGGCGAGCTTCCCGAGTTAACGGGCCAAGGTGACGAGCTTCATTGCAACTGCCCTATCTGCGCTGAGACTGGTGGACACTTCTATGTAAATGTAAAGAATGGCCTATACCATTGTCATAAGTGTGAAGCATCTGGAGACGCCTTCACATACTTGATGGAAGTAGAGGAAATATCCTTTCAAGAAGCAAAGAAGCTCTTGGTTGATTGTGTCACTATTCAGAAAGGTTTTGATCTTGATGGGCGTCCACGGAAACTTGAAGACACGCCAACCATAGAAGAGAACATTAAAGCGCGATATCACTACACAAGCGAAATGGGAAAGCGTCTTTTCGATGTGATTAGATTCGAGAAGATCGGCTTCAAAAAGACGTTCCGGCAATGGCAATGGAACGATACGACGAAAAGCTACATTAAGAATCTGAATGGTGCCCGTCTAGTTCCCTACCGCTTGCCGGAAGTACTTCGCGCCGAGACGGTCTATCTCGTCGAAGGCGAGAAGGACGTCGAATCTTTGAGGGAACGGGACGCGTCCCTTGCGCTTACTGAGGTAGGCAAGCTGCTATTTGCTTATTCTTGTAATCCAATGGGCGCGGGGAAATGGCGGGATGATTACAACCGGCACTTTGCCGGCAAGCATGTCGTGATCCTTCCGGACAACGACAAGCCGGGCCGGGACCATGCCCAGAAGGTGGCCAAAGCCCTGCGTGGTGTCGCCGCTTCAGTGAAGGTGCTTACGCTCCCGGGCCTGCCCGAGAAGGGAGACGTGTCCGATTGGATCGAGGCAGGCGGGACGCTTGGCAAGCTGGCTCAACTGGCGAAAGAGGCCCCGGTCTGGACACCAGGGACGACACCAGACGGGAAGAACCCTGCCGCCGGCATCGTCTCCGCGTCGGACCTCCTGCGCATGGACATCCCGGAACTACGATGGGCTGTCCCCGGCTTCCTGCCGGAAGGCCTGACCGTCTTGGCCGGCAATCCCAAGGTGAAGAAATCCTGGCTTGCCCTCGGGGCCATGCTTGCCATTGGTGCCGGCCAGCCCGTGCTCGGCAAGTTCGAGACCACACCCGCCAAGTGCCTGTACCTGGCCCTTGAGGACTCGAAGCGACGGCTTCAAGACCGTATCCATAAGATAGTCGATCCCCAGCCGGACCTTGCCGCCGGCCTGGACAACATGCTTGCCGTCACGGAATGGCCCACCATGGACGAGGGAGGCCTGGAAGCCCTCGACGCCTATGCCGAGGCCAATCCCGACTTGAAGCTCATCGTCGTGGACACGCTGGTCAAGATGCGCCCCAAGACACGGCCCAAAGGATTCAACGCCTATGAGGTTGACTCCATACACCTGGGGCAGATCAAGTCACTTGCCGACCGTCGCCACCTGGGAGTGATGGTCATCACTCATCTTAATAAGTCCAAGACCACGGACAAGGGCGATCCCTTCGACCGGATCACAGGGAGCAACGGTATCTTCGGCGTGGCAGACACGGCCATGCTGTTGGTTGGAGAACGTGGGGCCAAGTCGGCAGAGTTGAAGCTGACCGGCCGCGACGTCGAAGGGCAGGACTATGCCCTCGATTGGTCCGACTTCATTTGCTCGTGGCAGATTACGGGCAAGGCTATCGAGGTGAAGCTGACCGGGGAACGCCAGGACATCCTGGACGTGCTGACCGAGGAGGATAGGCCGCTCAAGCCCTCGGACGTGGCCAAGCTCCTGGGGAAAAAGGCCAACAGTATCACGGCAACTATGCGTAGAATGGTGAAAAACGGCGACATCGTAAACGCTGGATATGGCCTCTACACAATCAACAAAACAGAGTCAGAGTAGTCATAGTGGTAAGAGTAGTCATAGCTGTCAGAGTTGTCAGAGTTCGGGAAGTCTGACTTTCAGGCTCTGTCACTCTGACAGGGGGGTGTCAGAGTTTTTGAGCGGCAAAAGCAAGGAATTTAGGCATGTTGGCGGGAAGTATGACTGCTCTGACAGCTATTACAGGAAAAGCGCAATGAGTGACGACCCAAGGTATCGCACTTCCAGGTGGACCAAGCTCCGGGCCGCGATCCTGCGCCGCGATCCCCTGTGCCGCTACTGCGCTGCCAGGGGCAGGGCCGAGGCCGCGACCACGGTCGATCATATCGTGCCCGTGGCCAGGGGCGGGGCCTTCTGGTCCCAGGACAACCTCGCGCCCGCCTGCCTGAGCTGCAACAGCTCCAAGGCAGACCAGCCGCTGGACGAGTGGATGGCCCAGGGATGCGACCTGGGCGGCTATGGCGGGTTCTGGGACCAGAAAATTCAAACAGGCTTTTCCGCCCCAGACCGAGTGCGCCCATCATTACACACGAACTTTGAAATCCAAGGGAGGTGACGGCGATGCCGAAGCGAATCGACATCCCCAGGGGGAAGCAGCCGTGCCGCCCCCTCAGCAAGGGGCCACGGCACTTGAAGGGCGAGGCCAGGAAGAAGTGGAACGAGCTTCTGGACGTTCTGGCCCCCGAGGTCTGCACCATACGCCAGTTCGACGTCATAACGCAATACTGCGAGGCGTGGGCGACCTACCGGCAGGCCGTGGAGGCCCTGGAGCACGAGCCCATGGTGGTATTGAACGCCAAGACAGGAGCGCAGCAGCCGAGCGCCTGGGCAAAGATCAGGATCGAGACCACGAAGACCTTGTTCTCGCTGGGGCTCAAGCTGGGTCTCATCCCCAACGGCCGCGACATCCCGGCCACGGACACGACGCCGCCGGCCTCGAAGTTCGGGGAGTTGATTCGATGAGATCGGAGAAGGACACGTGTCCTCATCCGATCCAGGGTAGGCCGGGCCGCAATTTTGATGGGGACACGTGTCCCCAGGTTCCCCTTGCCGACGAAGTTCTTGCCTTCGCCAGCCGCTTGACCGTCACGTCTGGCCGGAAAGCGGGTGCCCCGATGATCGTGCTTCCTCATATCGAGGCAGCGATCCGGGGCACGCTTGCGCCCGGCAAACGGACGGCCTGCGTTTCCTGGCCCAGGAAGCAATCAAAAAGCACTGGTTTTGCCGCCGTCCTCATCCTGGCCGGGCTGGTCGGCCCTCTTGCGGTCCCTCGCGGCCAGTTGGCCACGGCGTCGGCGTCACGCGAACAGGCGTCTTTAATTTATGATGAGGTAGCCGCTTTTTTGGCATCTGAGCCGGAGCTTTACCAGCTTGTCAACATGTCGGCAAGTAGGAAAACCATCACGTCCCTGACGAACGGCTCCACGTTCAAAGCTCTGTCCGCTGATGCAACAACAGCCCATGGCCTGGGTCTTGATTTGTTCATCATGGACGAAGCGGCCCAGCAGCGAAATTCCGAGCTTTGGGACGTTCTCTTTACGTCCCAGTCGGCCAGGGCGAACCCCCGCGCCATTGCCATTGGTACGAGATCACAGGACCCCAAGCACTTCTTTTCGGAAATGATCGAGTACGGGCAGCGAGTGAACGCTGGTGAGATCGAGGACGCTTCCTTCTTCTGCCACGTCCTGGCCGCGCCCGATGACGCGGATTGGCAAGACGAAAAAGTATGGCGCGCCGTCAACCCCTGCCTTGATGCTGGTGTCCAGGACATAGAGTCCCTGCGCGAACTGGCGACCCAGGCCAAGCGCATCCCGAGCAAGGAAAACGTGTTTCGTGCCTTGCACCTCAACCAAGCGGTTGACGCTGACGGACGCTTTATTTCCTCCGAAGACTGGAAAGCCTGCGCCGGGCCCGTGGACATTAAAGACGGTGAAACGTGTTACGGCGGCCTCGACCTGGGCAGCACTCAAGACCTTACGTCTTTGGCCCTGTACTTTCCGCGCACCGGCTCCGTCTTGTCCTATTGTTGGTTGCCTGCCGAGCCTTCTTTATTTGAACGCGAGAAGCAGGACAAGGCCCCCTATCCCGTCTGGAGACAGCAAGGCTTTATCGAGACGTTCCCTGGCCGTTCTACTGACCGCTTGGCCGTTGCCGTTAAATTGGCGGAACTGTGTGCCCGCTTCGACGTTCAAGGCATCGCCTTTGACCGTTGGGGAATCTCTGTCCTCGAAAAACTGATGCAGGACAACGGCATTAAAGCGCCGCTGGTTCCTCATGGCCAGGGCTATAAGGACTTCTCCCCCGCCGTAGATGCTTTTGAAACGGAAGTCATCGAGCATCGTCTACGCCACGGCAACAACCCCGTCCTTACCTGGGCCGTTGGCAACGTAAAGCTCTCTGTTGATCCGGCCGGAAACCGCAAATTCGACAAAGCCAAAGCATCGCAGCGCATTGACCCGGCTGTAGCGTTGGCCATGGCCGTGGGTTTGGCAGCAAGACAGCCCGTCAAGGGGCCGTCTAAATATACTACTGGTGGCTTTTTTACACTGTAACTGGAGATCGAAATGAAAGAAGTAAGATCGTTTCAACTTGGGGAAGTCCAAGAGACAGGAGAACGCACCATTGCCGCGTCCCTGTCCAGCGAGTTCCCGGTCCAGCGGTCCAAGGGGAAAGAGGTGCTGGTCCATGACCCCGGTGCCGTGGACCTGACCCGCGCCCCCCTGCCGCTCATCGTAGGCCATGACCCCAGCGAGTTGCCCGTGGGCATCGTGGAGGGCCTGCGCGTCGAGGGCGGCCGGCTCCGTGGCTCCCTGCGGTTCGGGAAAAGCTCCCGAGCCCAGGAGGTCTTCGCGGACGTCAAGGCGGGAATCCTGCGGAACCTCAGTGTCGGATACCTCGTACAGGCCACCGAGCGCGGCCAGGGCGACAGCTACCGCGTGACCCGCTGGCAGCCCTACGAAGCGTCGCTTGTGGCCTGTCCGGCTGACCCCTCCGTGGGCATTGGCCGTTCCATGAACCTCAACCCCGAAAAGGAAACCAAGATGGATAAGAACGATCTTTTGAAGGCCCAGAAGCGGGCCATGGAAGAACTGGAAACTCTTGCCACCAGCGGCAGCGATGCCGAGGCCATGGCCGCCAAGCGCACCGAACTGGAAGACCTGGATACGCGGCTGGCCGTCCTTGACGACTTGGCCAAACGCCGCGACCCCATCGACAAGGTTCCGGGCATCGCTGGCCCGGCCGCCGCGCCTGCCCCCCGTGACGGTGAAGTCCGTGTCCTCGCTCCTGGCGACAAGCTGTCCGACGTCTGCCGCCGCGACCTTGTGGACGGCATCAACCCCCAAGACCTGTCCCTCGGTCGCGTCCTTCGCGGCCTTGTGACCGGCGAATGGTCGGGCGCCGAAGCCGAAAAACGCGCTGTGATGGCCGAGGGCACTTCCTCGCTGGGTGGCGTGCTCATCCCCGCCCCCATGGCGGCCCAAGTGATCGACATGGCCCGAAACACGGCCATCGTCTTCCGCGCCGGGGCCAGCACCGTGCCGATGACTGCGAACACGCTCAAGCTGTGCCGGGTCACTGGTGATATGTCCGCTTCCTGGCGCGAGGAAAACGCGGCCATCACGGCTTCCGAGATGAGCTTCGACAGCCTCAGCTTCGAGGCCAAAGCCCTGGCCGCGATTTGCACCATTTCCATCGAACTGTTGGAGGATGCCGGCAACGTCAATGGCCTCATCGAAAATTCCATCGCCCAGGCCCTGGCCTTGGAATTGGACCGCGCCGCCATGTTTGGCTCCGGTGTCGCTCCCGAGCCCCTGGGCTTGAATGGCGTGACCGGAATCCAGACCATCTCCATGGGGGACAACGGCGCGGCCCTGACCGGCTACGCTCCCTTCACCCTGGCCGCTCAGAAGCTCTACGAGAAGAACGCGGTGCCGGGCAGCTTCGTCTACTCGCCGCGCACTTGGGCCGCCCTGGAAGGTCTGGTGGACACGACCGGCCAGCCCCTCGCCGCGCCGGCTTCCTTCGCCTCCGCGTCCAAGCTCGTGAGCAATCAGATTCCGAATACCCTGACCCAGGGGACCAGCAGCAACGCTTCGAGCGTCTTCTGTGGCGCGTGGTCGAATTTGATGGTTGGCATGAGGACTTCCCTGACCCTGGAAGCCTCCCGGGTGGCTGGTGCCGACGCTTTCAGCAAAATGCAGGTCATGGTCAGGGCGTACTTGCGCGCCGACGTCCAGGTGGCCCGGCCTGAGCACTTCGTGAAGATTGTCGGCGTCATCCCGGCCTAAACTGAAACAAGCTGTTCCGCTCCCCCGTTCGGGAAAATTTTCCCGAACGGGGTCAAAATGACTCCGAGTGTGCAAATTTGCACACTCGGGGCACAGGAGAACATCATGGGTTTTTTCGACTTTTTCCGCCCTAAAAAGCGTTCCTTCGATACCCTGTCTGAGTTTGGGCTTGGCTTGCCCACGGCCACGGGCCAGACCGTCACGGTAGACGGGTCCATGGCTTTGCCAGCGGTCTACGTGTGCGTCAGGGTCTTGGCCGAAAGCATCGGCAGTATGCCCTTGCACCTCTACCGCCGGGCCGACAACGGCGACCGCGAACAAGCCACGGACCATCCACTTCATAAAATCTTCAGATTCAGCCCAAACAGCTACATGACTTCCTTGGAGTGCCGCGAGTTCCTGACCGCCTGTGTGGCGATGAGGGGCAACGCCTACGCTTATATCAACCGGCACGACGGTGTTGTGGCTGGCGTCTGGCCCCTGCATCCTGCCCGGGTGCAAGTCGTCGTGGACGGCACGACGATCACATACCGCTATTCCGATGAAAAGGGCCACACGTTCTTGTACAGCCAAGATGAAGTCTTGCACTTGAAAGGCTTGTCTACTGATGGAATCATGGGCCTGTCCCCTATCTCGACGTTACGCGAAACCATTGGTGCGGCCCAGGCGCTTGAGCAGTACAGCAATAAATTCTTTGCCAATGCTGCCCGGCCCTCTGGTGTCTTGACCCATCCTGAGCGTCTTACGCCAGACGCTGGGCAACGGCTTCGGGAACAATGGGACGCGCTTTATAGCGGCTCCGAGAACCGGGGCAAGACTATTGTTTTGGAAGAAGGCATGACATGGCAGGCGATTGGCCTTACCAATGAAGACGCGCAAATGTTGGAGTCGCGCAAGTTCAACCTTGAAGACATCCTCCGGGCCTACCGTATTCCGCCCCATATCGCGGGCCACCTGGACAAGATGAGTTATAACAACATCGCGGAACTTGGGTCAGAGTTCCTGAATCTCACTTTGTCGCCGTGGCTCCGTCGCATTGAAGAAAGACTCGACGTCCAGTTGCTTACAGAAGGCGAACGGGAAAGCGGGTACTATTTCGAGCACGACGCTTCGGGATTGCTCAAGGGCGGGGTCAAGGAAAGGTACGAGTCCTACGAGATCGGCCTTCGAGCGGGGTTCCTGGATCGGAATGAGGTCAGGCAATGGGAGAACCTGCCGGCGATGCCGGTGCAAGCCCCCGAGGTTGATCATGTCGGAACCGATTAGCCTTTCCCAGGCCAAGCTCTATTGCCGGGTGGACCACGACCTTGAGGACGATTTGATCGAGGCCATGATCCAGGCCGCCAGGGAGGCGGCCGAAGCCCGGTGCCGCCGGGGAATGACGGTAGAGGACTGGCCCGACGGCTATCCTGAGCAGGCACGGGTATGGATGCTCAAGCAGATTTCCACGATGCACGAGAACCGCGAAATCTACTCAGAAACTAAGTTATTTCGGCTAGATCACGTGGACAGGCTTCTTGATCCCTACGTGGTGCCGGCGGTTGTTTGAAAAAATATGCCAGGGGTTGGTTGAAGGTATAGAAGAACTTTGTTATTGTTCGATCCGGGCTGGCGAGATGTCGGCCCGTTTCTCGGACCTTACTAAAAAACATTGACCTTCTGGGGTGATCGATATGAATCCTAAAGAACCGCGATACACAAGGGGCGATTTGTCCAATGCAGTGACAAACCTTCGCCCTGATATGCTTGGAATGTGGATTCGTCGTGGGGTTCTTGACGTGAAGGACGCCGCCCCAGGAAAGGGAGTCCATCGCTTTTTCAGCTTCTCCGAGGCGTTAGTCATAGACATCATGGCTTTTCTGACACTCAAGGACATAAGTTCATCGCAAGCCGCCGCTGTTGGTAGGGTCGTAGCTTCTGAAGTTGAAACGCTTATAGCTGAATGCGGTGGACTCGACTACACTGAAATTGATGAGTCGAAAGTTAAGCCTATTGTTTGGACGTATGATAGCAAAGGGAAGCTAGACTATAAGACTGTTCATAGGTCTGAACTTCCTGGGTATAAAAAAGAATACTTCCAGGTGCTCGACTATCTTGGTTTCGCTATCCGCTTGTATGAAGCCCTTGAAACGGTGCGGGAAGACCGTATCCGTTCTGGGAAATAAAGCGGCCCGCAACAGTGCTGCAACACTGAAACGGGCCATAACCATCAACGCATTGGAGGACACGTTAATGGAAACTCAGACCGTAATCGAAACCACGACCGCCGACAATATGACCGAGGCTCAGCACAATCTTCGAGAGGACGAAACAGTGCTTTCCTTTCTCGAAAACACTTTTAACCGCTACGCCGAGGAAGATGCGAGGGGGCGCCCTGTTACCTTGACTGCTCCTGAATGGTGGGGGCTCGCCCGTCTCATGCACAATATGAATGAAACAATGTGCTCGGCGCTCAATCGCCGGAAGTAAACATTTAACTTCGTCCCAGCCGTCGTAGGAGGACCGGCGGCTGGGACGCGAAAGAGGCTGTTATGAAAGTCAAGTGCGTTGATTGTGAAGCGTTTTCCAAGTTCCGCGACGAAGAAAGGGGCCGTTGTCGCCGTCGTCCTCCCGAGGTTACAGACATTTTCGGAACGGATGGTTTTTGGCCGATTGTGCGTTCTGACGATTGGTGCTTGTGTGGGGTTAAAAAGGAGGCCGCGCAATGATTACCGCATGTAGAGACTGCGCGTGCTGGGAACAGTTGACCTTCCATCCTGACACAGGCGTTTGCAGACGCCATGCACCTGTGATTGACCCTCACAGAAAGAACTATTTCGCAGATCGTTTTCCGTACACAAGAGATACAGACTATTGCTTTGAAGCGTTATCTATTAAGGATCATGCTGGGGCAATCAGGCGTATCAATTATGTGACGTTGAATGAGGTGGAGTTGTGA